GTACTGGGTCAGCACCTACGCTTCCATCTGACTTAATCTGTGCTACTGACAAGCACGGAGCATAATGCTCTGGAGCAGGAGATAAGGGATATACTACAGCAGATTGTCTTTGATATGCCACATTGTCGGAGTGTTCTGGAACGACTTTATTAGCAGGAATATGCATCATTGTGATAGCATTGGGTTCTATCTTGAAAAGACTTCTGACATACTCCCAATGCATAGGCTTATCAGCACTATAAAACACTATATCTAAATTATGATCTACTCTTTCATCATTATCATCTTTAGGTCTATGTCGATAATGTTCAACAGATTTTCCCAACTCGAAATTAGACAGCCTGTCGGCTTTACCAAAGGCTACGGATCTATTCGGCTTGAAATCAGACAGAAATGCATCTTTGATTGCCTGTGGCAATTCACTATCTATTGGAAAAGAAAACATTAGAACCCTCTTCGCTGAAGTTCATTCCTAAATTTTTGTTTATCTTTTGGTCTTGTGGTTGTGCCGTTTAACATTTCAGTTAATTGATCTGTGGTCAATGATTTAATATAAAAATGTTGGACTGTTCTTTTATTCTCTTTCCTATCAAATCTTACAATACTGGGTTTGTACTTAGTTGGCATGTCTTTCCTTATTCATACTAAAAAATCTATTCTATGTGATGTAGTAGATGTATTTAATCTACCCATCGCATCGTAAACTGTCACAAGATAAACATCTTGAATAACTCTATGTTTACCATCAACACCTGAATCATATACTCTTGATACTATATTCTTATGTGTATACGAACTGGGTATAGCCGATACAGGTGATACTGCTACTGAATCCATTATTTTTTGCTAAATGCCTGGGCGCCAAAGAAGGCGGCTACGATACCAGCGACCGCAACAAAATATGTTGGTGCCATATCGCCTAATGTACTTTGTGCTTGATCTAATCCTACGAGGGAAGCGATTACAACGGCAAAAGGATATAATAACATTCCAAACAATGCAAACCATGCCATACTCCGTTGGGAGTCTCGCATTAAATCTTGATCTTCAAGTTCCTTTCGCTTAAATTCCATATACATTTTCTTTTCTTCATCATCAACTCTTCCATCACCATTTACATCAGCGGGTAATGTCTCAGTCTTTTGTTCTTCCGTCATCGGGCTTGATCCTATTTCTGAATTGATCTATTATAGACTCCTTTTTAGGAGGCTCATCAGATCGTTGGGTTTCCAATTCTTCATCAGGCAAGGTCACGGTGCGATAATATACAATCACTTCTTTGGTTTCTTTTACAAATCGTTTTATTTCTTGCAGATTATAAGCCATCAGTTCATAACCTGCGGGTGTCATGGCGAAAAATACTCCGCCAGATTGTTTCTGAATTCTCTTTAAGAATTCGTCCATATTTTTTGGTGAGACAACATACCATTTCGGCTCTTTCATATCGATAGGGCGAGGCATTACTGGTTGTTGTATTGGAGTGCGAACTTCAACTGTCTTGATTTCTATTTCCCGAGGCTCTTTCTTACCTCCGAAAAGTCCCCCTATGCTAGTACAACCACTAAGGGTTAGCAGGAGTAAAATCGTAATTGCTGTCGTTTTCCAGGCTGTCAAAAACATCTTTGGTTGCATTATTAACTCTCGGTTCTATTAATCCAGGCTTGGCGGCTGCCAACTTTGAAAGATCATGCCTCTTGAAAATGTCAAGATAGCGATCTCTTTCGGCTATAATCTCTTTATTCTTTTCAGACATTTGCAACATCGCATTAGATTGTTGAATATGTCTTTCTTCCATTACTCTGATAGTATTATCTTGGGTTTCAAATTTCAATTCATAGGAAGATACCAACTCCCGTAATTCAATCAATTCGACCTGGGTTTGATTATAGTAAATATAACCCATGGCACCACCTGCGATTAATATACCAAAAAGTATTTTACTTATCATAGAATATCTCCATATTTCTATTTATACAAATTAGTACTTAATATCTCCAAATCCCAAACGGCTTCCTCTGTCAAACACTGGAACATCATCATCAATATTAGATTGTCCAGAATCTGTTAAGTTAGTTTGAGCGGATGCTTCAAGATCATGTAAACGCATCTTTGCTCTATCTATACCTATCATAAATCGTTTGTTTCTTGTGGGATCGCTGTACCTATTCTTCAACTGCTTCACCATAAGATGTCCCTGTTGGTCTAACTCTTCAGTACTTATCAACGCAAACATGAGATCAGCAGTCGCTGGTAAACCAAAACTCTCTGAGGTATCAGTCAACTCAACATCACTATTATTATATCCACCACGGGTAGTCTGTGTTGCTGTCACTATGGGTAAATCACATTGAACGGCAAGACCTCTGAGTTCTTCAGCAATAGATTTGATGATAGTATATGAATTCATATTAGATCCATTTCTATATCTACTACTGGAGCATATATTCAGATAGTCTATAAAGATAATTTCTGGAGTGAAATTTCTCTTTAATTTCAACTCATCTATCAATGCTTGGAAATGTCCTGTATGGGCAGAGGCTGTTGGATATTCCTTGATGATTAAACGACCATCAACTTTATTTTTAATCTTTGTTATTCGCTCATCATACATTGATTTAGATAAATCTTTCAAATCTTGCATAGAAATATTCATCATATTAGCATCAATTCTTTCAGCGATTCTTTCTTCTGCCATCTCTAATGTTATGTATAAAACATTCTTACCTTGAGAGATACATGATGCGGCCATATGACACATGAATAAAGATTTACCAACACCAGTTCCAGCCAGAGCCACATTCAGAGTTTTATTAAGAAGACCACCCTCGGTAATCTTATTAAAGTAATCTAAATCGAATGGAATTTTTTCTTCTTCTCTGTGATAAAAATCGAAACGACTGGCAGAATTCTCAATATAATCATGTCCCACATTGTTATCGAATCCAACTCCTAGTGCTTCAGAAAGAATACTCGGAAGAGCATCTTTGGTATAAGTTCTGTTGTCACCTTCGATTATCTGAATAGACTGCATGATAGCATTATACAATGCCTTATCTTTACATAACTTCTCAGTCTCATCAATTAACCAGTCACCCGTATCCTCACTCGGAACAAGTCCATTTACTAAAGTCTCGCACCTCTGATATACATCTTCATTAATTTTTCGATCATCTTGTAGTGAAATTAACAAAGAAGATTTTGTAGGTAGAGAATTATACTTCTCCACGAAATCTCGTACTTTTGCAAATACGGCCTTATCTTCTACTTCTGAAAAATATTCTTCTTTTAAAAAAGGTATTACCCTTCTAGTATATTTCTCATCATCAATTAAACTACCCAGTATTTGAGTTTCTAACTTCATCATAAAATTCTTTCTTCACCTCTTCAACACATGGTTCACACATGTAAAGTTTGTTATTAAAACATATTGCCGTATCATTGTCAAGGTCTATTACTTTCTTACAACGATCACACTTGGCATACTTCGCTTCGTCTTCTCCATACCGCCCCCTGGTTCTATTACCATCAGAGTTCAATTCAAGTAAGTCCTGTTGGTGCTCTTTATAATCCTTCTTCATAGGCTTTCTCTATGTCTTCCTCTGTGATCTCTTCATTCATTATTTTTTCTGAAGAGATTAAGTATCTATTCTCGATCCACTTTATAAACGATACATCAGTTAAAATAGGTAACCAGAAATCTTTGTTATATGTATCTTTAAGTCTGACTTTCTTTGCATCGTCTTCATCAGATTTCGCATACCATCCGTTTGATGGTTTGACAACATGACCAGACTCAAGAGCCATATCAAGCAAACCACTCCACTTGCTAATGCCACCTTCCCAGGATACCTCGATTGGGATTTTTGATTTCTCTCTAACATACCTAGACTTCTCAACATTTATGATAAAGTTATAACCAACTACTTCTTTACCTTGTTTCTCCTGTTGCCTACCGATAATATAAATGTTATCGGCCGAGTAATATACACCCGTGCCGCCACTAACAATATCTTTTGGAAACAATCCAATTTCTTTGTATGTATGGTTGACAACTACAGCAGAAATGTCTTTGATAGTAAGATGTGGAGTAATCATACGAAACAGGGACTTCATTTGTTTCGCTCTGGTCATATCTGCGACAGATCGACCTTCAAGTGCATCTTCAACTTCTTTCTTTGATGCTAAATTTCCAACAGAATCAACAAGAATTATAACACGATCTCCCCTCTCTATGTCTTTTAACTGAGACATAATATCGTGTTTTAGTTGTTCAATGTCCGTTACCGGAGTATGAATAACTCTATCTGTGTCGATTTCAAATGTCTTGAAATAACCTTCAGGTGCACCAAATTCAGAATCATAAAACAAAACTACTGCATCTTCATATTTATCTAAATATGATTTCGCAAGCATCAACGCAAAAGCAGTCTTAAAATGTTTTGAAGGACCAGCAAATACTGTCAGACCTGGCGAAAGTCCTCCATCCAATTTTCCAGACAATGCCACATTAAGGGCGGGAACAGTTGTCTGAACTAAATCTTTTGTATCAAAAAACTTAGATTTAGTAAGAATCGATGTCTCTTTGACAGTCGTATTCTTTTTCAATTTTTCCATTAAACTCATAATTAATCTCCGTTAAAACATTTTTCTATTTCTACACCATTATGTATGTAGATGTCACAGCCATTGGGTTCAAATCCTTCTTCATTTAGAAAGCATTCACCATCTTCTTCCCACTTCTTGACAAATTCTTCTTCTTCATCCTCTGCTAAAAAACCAGTTGTTATACTACACTCACAACTATCCCATACATGATCTAACTCCCAATGTTCAAATTTCGTAACTTCAAATGAATCATCTACATAACCTTCTTGTGGTTGAGCGACCATATCTAACAGTAGGACTTTTTCTTCGTTATCTTTTGGCATGATATAATATTCACCATATCGCCAAACATTTGTGATTTCACATTCGTTTCCATCTTTATCTTTCCAGATTTCAACATCTATTATTGACTTTTTCTGTTTTGGTGTAATCCGATATGATATCATGCAAATAATCCCTCTAATGATGCTACAGGTCTAGTGTTCCAT